TAGCAGTTTTACGGCATAAAGTCAATCAAAATGCGCTGTATTCAGGCGTATTGCGAGCTTGTAATGGGTATTAACTTATCAACGTAACAATACCCTCAACCCTTAATTATAAAAAAGAAAGGGGGAAGAAAAATAGAATGCCGTTTAGCAGTGAATCATATTTAGATATTTTTGATAAATCGTTTGAAGATAGTGAAGAGGAAAAATTTGAGAGTTTAAAAAGTAAGGATGTTTTTATATATAGAGTCAAAACAATTAAATCTGGAAAGATGCTTGAAAGTGAAATTTATCCATTATGGAAAAACAGAAGTGAAGCATCCAGGGCAAAAAAAGAAACAGAATCTCGTAAGGTACAAAAGAACCTTAATGATAAAAATGCCAAGAAAAATATTATCAGAAAAATAAATACTAATTTCACAGATGAAGATTTAACAATTGACCTTACCTATAAAGGATCTCCTCCGGATGAGGAGCAAGCAAGAAAGGATATACAAAATTATATACGCAGAGTTAGAGAGCATCGTCGAAAAAATGGATTACCTGAACTGAAGTACATGTATGTCATTGAGTTTGATACAGATGGAAAGAAGAAGAGAGTTCACCATCATATGTTGATGAATTCAATAGATAGGGATGTAGCTGAAAAACTTTGGGGGAAGGGGTACGCAAATGCTCGCCGCCTTCAACCAAATGAATTCGGATTAGAGGGACTTGCAAGGTACATAACCAAGGACCCAAAAGGTACAAAGCGATGGTGTGCTAGTAGAAATTTACAGGAACCCAAAATAACAATAGCAGATCACAAGATAACGAAGAGGCAGGCAGAAAAGATTGCAAAGAATGAAAATGATGCAGCAGCAATATTTGAAAAAATATATAAAGGCTATAAATTCAATGACATAAATGTGAAGTATAGCGATTATGTCTCTGGTGCGTATCTGTATGCAAGGATGAGAGCAAATGAAGCTAATGAAAATAATAAGAGGAGGAAGCGGGAATGAAAAAGACGTACATAGCGGGTAAGATTACCGGAGATCCAAATTACAAGAAGAAATTTGAGGAAGCACAGAAAGAGCTAGAAAAGGAAGGACACTTGGTAATGTCACCAGCAATATTGCCTGAGGGATTTCCATGGGAGATATATATGCCAATATGCTATGCAATGATAGATGCCTGTGAAGCGATTGTGTTTCTTCCAGATTGGATAAATAGTAAAGGCGCTAAGCTAGAAATGGTATATGCCAGCAAAAAGTTAATGGATATATATTTTTATGAAAAAGAGATTAAGCAGGAAGGGGTTTTGGTGAGTGATGGGACAAAAACAGACTAATCCAAAACAACCAAAGCAGCAAATACCAAGTGAGAGTGTTGAACAAATATGTCTGTTTAGATGGGCAGCATATTCCGAAGCAGCTCATCCTGAATTGAAATTGATGTATCACATTCCAAATGGTGGGAAGCGGAATATCACAACTGCAAAAAGGTTAAAAGCTGAAGGTGTAAAAGCAGGTGTGCCAGATATTCACTTACCGGTACCACGAGGAGAGTATCACGGGTTATATATAGAGCTTAAAAAGCAAAAGGGTAATACCACCACAGAAAATCAAGACTTTTGGATAGCGGCATTGAAAGAGCAAGGATATTGCACAGCAGTTTGTAAAGGCTGGGAAGCGGCAACAAAAGTGATACTGGAATATTTAGAGATGAAAATTGAGGGAGGTAATCTAAATGCTTAATCAAGCACTTGCAAAAATAAATGATGAAATAAACCAAAACAGCAAGGATCCATATATCCAGACAGTAGGAAGATTCTTATTACAACATATAAAAGCGAATCCGGAGGCAGCAGATAAAATACTTACCACTGATAAGACCATAGCCAAGAGCCTTGATGTTATGAGACAAGAAGCGCAGAAAAAACAAGTTAACCGATGTGGCATGTTTACACCTGAGGAGGGTTTTAACATTGTTTTAAAATATTTCGAAATTAAATCAGAGATTCCTGCATCTGCAACTGCGGACATGGAGCAAAGTATACAGAAGCCGGCAAATGAAAAGAAAGCATCAACAGATTTTGATATCAAGCTTGAAGATTTGATATAGGGGGATATTAATATGTTAATTGCTGCAGTAGAAATTAACAAAATGTTTACAGCTTATGCTGAAGACATGAGATACCTAAAAAATGGATTACACAAATATCAATATTTCTGTAATAAGTGTAACCAAGTTTTTATGGCTGCATGGGGACGGAAGCCAGGAACATATCCTGCCGTTGAATTTGGAAGCTGGTTTATATGTCCGAATTGTGGAGCGATGCACCATCATAATGTAGCTTATATCGGCAGGGGGGTAGATGCACCAGATAAAGTTCGCCTCACTGTTAACGAATTCAAAACATCAATTACTTTTGGAGTTTCATGTCAAACAGTCAAATTCGTTGGAGATATGGACGTTCATTCACATCGATACAAAGAAAATTATAAGTTTGACATTGAAAAACAAACAGTGACATTTACAAGAATATCATCACTTGGAGCAGAAAAAGAAGTTTTAGAACTTGGGGATCCGTTCAAACTTGAAGTATTTGACAGAAGCATCTTGTTCTTTTTTCAATCGTTTAGTATAGCAAGCCAAAAGCAGAAGAAAGAGCTTAATCATATCCTGAAGATATTAAGAGAAGCGGTACATAAGAAACTTGAAAAGCATCTTGGTTATAAAATTTCATCAATGTATGTCAGTCAAGGTCAGTATCACGGTAGTTTCCTATTACCAATTTTCAATATGGCTTTCAGAGTCACCTGCCCAGATGCACCGAATTTACCTATTACTTATCGAGACGAAGTTAGGGATATCGAGGCATTCTGGAATAAAAATTTAATTACAAAATATGATTTCATGAAAAATATCATAGAACAGACAAGAAAAAAGACAAGCTTTATAAAAGCAATGTTATCTGCTAACAGGTTGCCAGATAAGCCGATGTTAAGAAGGCTCGTGTTCGAAAACCCATTTGGGGTGAAACTGATTGCAAAGGCATTTGACCTTTGTGAAAACTATGATTGCGCTATTAGCTTATACCATGGGCTTACAAAATTAAATGATACAAGGGATTTTAAATCAATCTATAGTTTCTTGAAAGCAATGAAGTACACCTATGGAGAGCCTGGAATAGTACGATTGGTAAATGAGGAAAAAGAACTGAACTTCTGGGACTGTAAAAGACTATACGAGCAGCTTGCAGATGTAAATAAAAACTTAATTAAAAGCGAAAAGGTAAAGCTTGCAGATCTGCATGATTGGATGTCTATAAAACATAAGATGCAGAATCATAAAAATATGAGGTTTGAAGTGCCAGAGCATATAATCAGACGGCTTTCGATGCAGAAACAACAACTTGAGTTTTTCTTACCAAGGGAATCCATGGAACTACTAATAGCTGGGCATGAACTGCATAACTGTGTAGCTTCATTTGGACAGGCCATGAAGGATAATTCAAAGTGGATTGTTTTGGTAGCGGATGATAAAGGGAAATTGGCTGCTTGCTTGGAGATTAAAGAGAATGCAGTAGTGCAAGCAAAGCTCGATCACAATAAACCAGTGGCACAAAATACAGAATTGAATAATGCAATATTAGAGTGGGCCAAAGGAGCAAATATAAAAATCAACACTACAGATATTAAAAATTCTGTAAAAAATAAAATAAATATAGCGGTTTAAGGAGGAATATCATGAATGATTTAAGAGTAAATAATGCATCAATGCTTATAGGTAGATCACCTGAGCTGATAGCAGCTGAAATTAACAATATAAAGAACCAGACTAGAAAGATGATGCTTTATAACAGTATTGAAATAGGTCGCAGACTGATAGAAGCAAAGACACTGGTAGCCCATGGAGAGTGGGGAAAGTGGTTAGTAGAGTCAGTTGATTATTCTCAGAGAACTGCGACTAACCTTATGAGAATATTTGAAGAGTACGGAGCGGAGCAATTATCGCTTTTAGGGGAAAATGCAAAATCGCAAGCGCTTGCCAATTTGAGCTACACACAAGCAATTTCAATGCTTGGACTGCCCGAAGAGGAGCGAGAAAAGTTCGTAGAAAACAATGATTTGGATAGTATGTCTACTAGGGAGCTGCAGCAAGCTATCAAAGAGAGGGATGATGCTCTAAATAAGATAGAGAACTTCAAACAAATAGCTAGTGACAAGTCAAATGAAGCTCTAAAGTTACTAGAAGAAAAGCAAAAGGCAGAATCAGAGAACAGATTAAGTGAAAGAGTTCTCCGGGAGACTCAAGCTGATGTAAAGAAATTGCAGGAAGCTCTCAAAAAAGAACGTGAAGCCATCGAAGCAGCAGATGCTTCTGGAGACAATTCTGAAGTTGAACGATTAAATGTTTCACTAGAAGAAACTGAAAAAGGGTTGGAAAGCGCAAATAGAAAGATTACTGAACTTGAAAACAAGCTTAAAGAAAAACCTGCAGAACCTGTTGTAGAAACTATAGAAATTATTCCTGAGGAAGTGGAGCGGGAGCTCGAGGACCTTAGAAAAAAGGCACTGATGGGTAGTGCAGCAGAAAAATTCTCAATCTATTTTGATGAGTTGGTAAAAGATTTTCAGAAACTTCTTGGAGTGCTTGCTGAAATAGAAGATACCGACCAAGAGACACATAGTAAATATAAGAATGCTATTAATGCACTGCTTGGGAAGATGAGTGAAAAAGTCAGCTAATACAATATTAAAGAAGTATAGGAGGTCGGATTTATGAGTTGTGAATGTGCAAAATATGAAACTGAGGAAGGAAGATATAATTGCTCTGTAAGTGGTAGTGGTTGCATGTATATGATACCTGATTCTAAAAGATGCGCTGCTGAATACGGAGAGGGTCCAGATGCAGAAACAGAAGTCGAGGAGGGCAATCATGAAAAATAACATATCAAGAGAAAAGGTAATACTTTTATGTTTAATAATTGCAATATTTGTACTTGTGGGGGGAATCGCAAAAGAGCAAGTTAGGATAGAAAAGCTTGAGGAACAATTAGCGAACAGGCCGCTAGTGGAAGCACCGAAAATTATATTCGGGGAATATACACTTATCCATTATCCTAACGGAGGCTGGATCAATGCAATCTATATAACAGAATACTATAAAATTGGACAAGATCTATTTTACAAAGAAAAAGGAAGTACAGTTTTTAAGCCTATTTGGTTCCCAAGTATCCTTCCTGTAGATGGTTGGGTAGAGGGTGATGCGTTAACTGACTATGGGTACTGGATACCGGAACTAAATTTTGAATAAGGCGGTGAGGTAAATGAATAAAAGCAAGATTGAATGGTGTGATTATACATGGAATCCTGTTACCGGCTGCTTACATGGATGTGAATATTGTTATGCAGAGAGAATTGCAAATAGGTTTGCTTCTAAGATGTATGTGAAAAACAAAAGTAATCTTGCAAAAGATTTTAAGTCTGATTTACATATACCTTATAAATCTAACGAAGGAAAGATTGAGCCGTATCCAGCTGGTTTTCAACCGACTTTCCATCGTTATCGCCTTGACGAACCAAAGCAAAAGACTAAGCCATCGAGGATATTTGTATCATCCATGGGAGATTTATTTGGAGAGTGGGTACCTGAGGATTGGATAAAACAAGTATTTGAAATAGTAAGACAGTGTCCGCAGCACACATTCATATTTCTTACAAAGAATCCTACGAGATACTTGGAATTATTAGGTGCATACGGAAGCGGATTCTTCCCTACAAATGCTATATATGGAGCTTCTGCAGATTCTAAGGACATGCTATATGCAGCAAGAAATGTGTTTTATGATATTGTGATCCACAATGGAGAATGGGAAAGCAATATAAGGACTTTCTATTCAATAGAACCATTGCTTGAAAATGTAGTAGATGAGTTCAAATGGGATCATCTAAAGGGACAACCTTTCGACTGGTGTGATTGGGTAATAGTTGGAGCTCAGACGGGACCTGGTGCAGTAGCACCAAAAGCGGAATGGGTACAATGCATTATTGATGCATGCAGACATGAAGAAGTACCAATATTTCTAAAAGACAATTTGAATTGGCCAGAGAAAATACAAGATCAAATATAAGTATTGGGGGTATTAATATGAGTCCTACAGTGAAAAAGCTAGTTGGACAGGCAGTGGTACAGTATTTGGATGGTGATACAGAGCAATTTAACAGGTGGATAAAACAAGCATTGGAAATACATCAGAAGCAGACGAGGTTGCATGCAACGATAAGAGAGATCCTTGAGGCAAAGGGTGTACATTATGAGGCAAGTTAAGTGTGATAGGAAATGCCAAAGCAATAGGGATGGTTTCTGTATAGGGATGCCATGTTTTCTTGGGAAGGAAGTTGAGGACCATAAAACTCAAGAAAAGTTATACATGGAGCTTCATAAGGCAAGCGATAGTGTAGGTATTAAGGAGGGCTAATGATGGGATGTGGTTGCTACGGATATGACGACTTATATAGAAATTACCTTAGGATAGAAAGAATATGCAATCGAATAGTTTGGAACGACATTAAAGGGTATCTCATACGGATGTTACCTAAGTGCAAAGATGTATCTACAAAGCTAAAGCTTAAATCATCATACATAAAGCTTATTAGCAGAATGGACAGGCTGTTACCAGTAGGTCATAGATGGCGTGGCGATATTAAATAGTTTGAATATGCGAAGGAGGGTTATTGTGGAAAAGTTCAAGAAAGTGACTGGAAGAGTAGTTCTTGAAAAGATGGAAGACGGATATTCTATACATGACGATGCTTGTCTTATTTGTGGATCTTTAGGAGTTAATGATGAGAAGGCATTGGATATGATAAGCCGAGTAAATACATTCAACGCAGCTATTGAATTACTAAAGGAGTTTGCTTTTTATGATATTGACTTATCAGTTGAAGATTATTGTGTAAATGCTGTTAAGGTTCAGGAATTCTTAAAGACTACTTATGCTACTGACTGGATGAATGAGCAGTTGATAGTAAATGAATGTATAGGTTGCGATGAATATGATGAATGCCATCGTCACGACGTAGTTAATGAGGTGAAGCGGAAATGAAAGAAATAGTTCAGAGTATAAAACCTAAATGGGTAAATTTAATATTTAAAGGTCAAAAGACTAGAGAATTGAGAAAATCAAAGCCTGTAAATATAGAGTACCCATTCAAAGTATATATTTACGAGACAAAGCCTGGCGTTGGTGCAATAGTAGGAGAGTATACCTGCGGGGGCACAGTGAAGTCAAATCTAGCATTAATCGTTGGAATTGGAAGCTGTGTTACAGCAGCGGAAATTGTAAAATACATGGGTAAAGGTCAATTGTGTGGTTGGGACATTTCAAATGTTATTAAGTATGATACACCAAAGCCTTTATCGGTTTTAAAATTATCAAGGGCACCTCAAAGTTGGTGTTATGTGCCTACTAAATGATGCAACGCAAAGCGAACGTAACGTTAAATAATATGAATATATTGTGACACAGAAAGGTGGTTGAAAAAGATGGGATATCAAAGATTAACAACAACAAGTGAAATAACAGAGTCTGCAACATTGATTGCTCTATGTGAAAGTTGCGGTGAAGATGGATGTGATGCTAATTGTGAAGAATACCAAAATAACAATTGTGTTGGCTGTCCAGTGCAAGAATCTTTTGCACGTCTTGCGGCATATGAGGATAGTGGGTTTAGTCCTGAACAGGTAAGAGCGTTGAGCAGTCAAAATACTATTGATGCTATATTCTGCGAATCAAGGAATGATGGCAATTGCAGCACAAGAGATTATGGCCAAAATGAATATAAAAACCCATGCTATAAATGTTGTCTAGGCTGCAAAGGAGCAATAGAAATGAGTTGCACATTTGTTTGCAGTCAAGTTGCAGAGCATTATTATCCAGATGTGGAATCAGAGGGATAATTACGCAACTCAAGTACGATGTGAAGAAAGTTACATTATGAGAAAAATAAAATTTTGGTTAAAGTGTATTAATATATTTTGGAAAGACCGTAGTTCAAAACCCTGCAGGACCAAATGGAGAAGGCTTTCAAGAGAGTTTCAAAAGGAAAGCGATAGTTTAGGATTGTAACATTTATCCAAATAAACATGTTAAGGGGGATTACTTATGATAGATGAAGAGCTTCGAAAGAGGATGGGAATAGCTTATATATCGAGAGATACTGTCCTAGCATTGAAACTGAGTCAAGAGTTAGACCAGCAAGTAGTAGAGGTGCAACTGAGCCGGATGAAAGTACAAAGCAGAAACGAAGGGCGCTCTTATGGAGTACAAGAAGCGGAAATTAGTATTTAAGTATTAAGTGAGGTGAATGCTATTGGATAAAGAGCAACTAGAGCAGCTGTATCAATTGAATAGAGAAATAGAGTTATTAAAAAGACAAATAGAAAATATATGGGGTGAGCCTAAAGTAGTTTCTGATTCTGTAAAAGCTTCTAGCAGTAGCTTCCCATATACAGAACATCTAGTAATAATATCGGGAGTTGAAGACTTAGGAGATAAGATGGATAGATTGAAGAAAAGGTTAACCAAAATGCTCAAAGCAGCTCTTGATAAGGTTGAGAAACTAAATTCTCAAATAGAAGTCATTCAAGATAGTGAGATGAGGCAGATAGTAATGTTGAGGTATATAAACAATCTGACCTGGCAGCAAGTAGCGATAAAGATGGGGAATCAAGGGGATGGAAGTACAGAAAGAAAGAAATGTGATAGATTTTTAGAAGTTTCCCACAATTCCTGAAAAAATGATGATATATTTAGTATAGAAAAAATTGTTAGTAGCTGTAACAAACTTCGGGCCCTAAAATAAGATAAAAAATAGCTAGTATTTATGTACTAGCTATTTTTATATGCATTTAAGGAGAGTGATAACCTTGAAAGAAATGAAAATATTAGTACGAGAAAACCTAGAAGGCAAGATAATGAGAATGGAGCCAATTAATAAGGTAACAGGCAGGCCTGGAGAATCTAAAGTACTAATATGCAGGATATACACTCAAGATGAAATAGATAGAGAAACAAGCCAGTGCATGCAACTAGGTGTACATACTTATCATAGAGAGAATGGCAGAGTGAGACAGGATAGATAGTGTGTTTGTTGATAACTCGGGGGTTCGGCATACTCCTCCGTGTCGAGCCCTAATTAATAGCAGGAATTTCCTTTTGATTATAGAATATAGCGATTAAAAGGAGGTCTGGCTAATGTTAGTAAATATAATTAAAGCGATTGAAGGGGTACTTGTTTTATCGGTTCAAGGAATTTCAGTTGTAGCAATAATTATGTATGTGTCAAAGCTGTTATTTAAATTAATTCTAAATAAAGATCTAGAAAAGTATAAATCTGAGCTTGCAATTGCAGTAGAAAGTCACAAAACAGAGTTAAATATGCTTGCAAGACAAGATGAAATAAAGTTCGTAAGATTACATGAAGAACGAGCAGAAATAATAAAAGACCTTTATAATAAGCTGCTAAACTTAGAGAATTTACTCAGTACCACGATCGCCATTGACTTAACTAGTGATGAAGAGCTGAAGAAACTTATGCCATTAGAAAAGGAAAAACTAAGGGAATCGTTAATTGATTATTTGAAATTTTATCAATCTGTGAAGTTGTATTTTGATATTGATACATGTAAACAATTAGAACGATTAAATAGCAAGTTTAGCGATGTCGCTGGTAAGTATGCGTTTGAAGAATTTAATGAGTTTAATTTCAGTATCAAAATTTTTGAGCATATTTATGAAAAAGATATCCCTGATTTAATAGACAATCTAGAAAGTCAGTTTAGATCAATGCTTGGAGTATAAAAGAGCTATTTCTTTTTTCTTTTGCATAAAGGAATCTCCTTTCAATTGTAGAATATGGTAATTGAAGGGGAGGTGGACAACATGAAAGTTAAAATATTTAAAAGTCATATTGCTGAAAACTATGATTCAAATAATATTGAGGCTAATGTAAATAGTTTTATTCGAGATAAAAAGGTAGTAAGTATTCAGCAATCTACTTGTTTTAATGAAACGTCTAATACGGCATTTATAGCAATAACGGTTTTATATGAAGAATAATTTATAGACTATAAAATAATTAGAGCCAATGGGCTCTTTTACTTTTACATATAGAGGATTCTCCTTTTAATTGCAGAATATGGTAATTGAAGGGAGGTTGGTTGTATGGATGAAATAGAAATGCTAATTAAGAACATAGAAGATATTAATGAATCACTTGAGCATGTTTGGAGAAATAAAGCTATAAAAGATGTCATTATAGAAGTTATGAAAAATATAGCGGTTGTAGGCCCGTTTTTTTCTGTATATCAAAGTTATACAAATCGATTAGAGTTCGAAAACTTAACTAATGCAGTAAAACTGGTTAATAAAAATATTGAGCAACTAGATAGAAAGCAAAAAATCGACATGCAATTAATAACTGGAATAGAAAAAGAAACATATTTTTTATATAAATTATTTTTAACATCTGTATTGAATAACTATGATGAGAAGTCTATTGAGTATCTATCGGTATATGCTGCAAATTGTATAAATAAAGATTTTAATGAAAATGAACACAAGTTAAGTATGTTAAATAAAATCATTAAGTACTCTAGTGCACACTTTAAGGTATTAAAGTTTGCATACGATGATAGCATAGAACATGGTTGGCCAAATGAAGAGAAGGATAATGATATTAAACAACAAAAGGAGAAGATAGGTGACATGCCTGAGTTGAGTTTTGATTATTGTATAAATGAATTATTAAAAGATGGATTTGTGATACAGCATATTAGCATGTTTTCTCATACGAAATTTGCTCCATACGAAATAACAAATAGCGGCGAAATGTGTCTGAAAATGATCAATTTAATTTAATATTAAGAGAGAGCCAATAGGCTTTTTCTCATTTGCTCATTTGCTCATTTACCTTTGTTGTAATATGAGAATCTGACTCTTTGATCAAGAGTTTGCTTTAGCTCATGTGCCATGCGTACAAAGAGACCGCCGGATGTCGTAATGCGATTACCGGCCTTTTAAATTACCTGAGTCGAATAAAGATAATTAAGATAAACCTCCTTTATTGTGATATTATGGAATAAAAGGAGATGATTACATGAATAACTCGGATAAAAAGGAATACATCATACATTTATCGGATAGTGTAAGGATCATTGCTAACACAAATAAGAAGGAAGAAAGCGACTTGGAACCAATCCTAACATTTGCTACTTCTTTTGGTTATGTAGTTGGGAGGATTAGTAGCTATAAGCCTTTTGAAACAGTCGAATATGAAAAGTTTCATGAGGAAGTTGCAAACCGTATCAGTGCAAAAGAAGGCGTTGGAATTATGGAGATTACTGACTTCTTAGTCAAGGCTAAAGAAAAAAAACTTGGACATGATATTGATTCAACCAACTTGTACTTAAGTGATGTTGTAGTCTACAATTTTGATCGAAAAGAGTTGCTTACATCTAATTTCTATATTTTGTTCGTTGATCAAATAGTTGGAGTAATCCCGGCCCTATTAGTATAAAAACATTCCTTTGCTGGTGTTCGCAATGCGTTCACCAGCATTTTATTTAGTTAGGAGTTGAGAGTATGAGTGCAATACCTAAAGCACCAAGCGTCCCAGGATGTAATACTAAAGATAATAAGTTAATGTTAAAAGACTTGATATGTATTAGTATTGGTATTGTGGTTGTAGTGTTATGGGCTATACTAACAGCTGGAGGAATTACAATCTTTTCATTGCTACTGTAATCGTAGGTACTTCTGGCACTTTGTTTCTATTGCGGTGCTGGCGAGTCCCGGATTTCGTGCAGATACAAAAAAAAAATTATTCATTTCGTGCGTATCTGGCATTCTTACATTAATTAAACAAAAACGAAGGTGGTGGCGAAAATGTTGCCTATATTTGTTACTTCCTCTGATTTATCTAAGGTGCTCGGAATAACTCAAAGAAGAGTACAGCAATTAGAGACGGATGACGTGCTATTAAAAACCTCTAATGGCAAATTTGAGCTATCTAAAAACATAGAATTATACTATACATGGAAACTGCAACCCTCCAGCAATGCAGATTATGATGTGGAAAAAGCATTGCATGAAAAAGCTAAGAGGGAAAAGGCAGAAATGATTAATGCTAAGGTTAAAGGCCAACTGCATGACGCTAAAGATGTTGAACAAGTAATGACAAACATGTTAGTTAATTTCAGAAGTAAAATGCTAGGCTTACCTTCTAGGCTTGCTGGTAAATTAGTAAGGCAGAAAAGCATTAATGTTATTAGTCATGAACTTGAAAAAGCTATAAAAGAAGCATTAGAAGAACTTTCAGATTATGAACCAGTAATGTTTTGTAATGAGATTGAGGGTGTGGAGGATGAAGAAGAAGACAATTAGTCTATTTAGGCGAATAATTAAATCGATTGCTCCGCCCCCACAGATTACAGTTAGTCAATGGGCCGAGCAAAACAGAGTGCTTTCTTCTGAATCATCAGCAGAACCCGGTAAGTGGAGTAACGACAGAGCTCCATACCAAGTTGATATTATGGACTCAGTTAATGATCCACTTATAGAAAAGATTGTCATGATGACCTGCTCGCAAGCGGGAAAGAACGAAATAATCAATAATATCATTGGATATTTTATAGATATTGATCCCTGTCCCATGATGCTAATAGAACCAACACTTGAACTAGCGGAAGATTACTCGAAAAGACGATTAGATCCATTATTCAGAGATACAAAAGTGTTGAGAGAAAAAATAGCTGACAAGAAGAGCCGAACCAGTAATAACACAATATTAAACAAAGTATTCCCTGGAGGATCCTTATCACTTGTAGGTGCGAATAGTCCAAGTGGGCTGGCTTCAAAGCCTATAAGAATATTAATCGGTGATGAGATTGGGCGTTTCCCTGTATCAGCTGGCGATGAGGGAGATCCATTGGGACTTGGTGAAAAAAGAACAATAACATTCTTTAACCGTAAGAAGATATTTGTATCAACTCCTGGTATAAAAGATGTATGCCGGATTGAAGAAGAGTATTTAGGTGGTACCCAAGAAAAATGGTGTAAGAAGTGCCCTGATTGTGGCTCATATGAATATATAAACATTCATGGTATCAAGTTTGATTACACGAAGGATGAAAAAGGCAACTACAAAGTATGGAATATAGTATATAAATGCTCTCATTGTGGTGCTGAGTTTGATGAATTTGATTGGAACAATACAGAAGGCAAGTATATTGCAGATAATCCAAGTGCAGAAAAGGTAAGAAGCTTTCATGTAAATGCTTTTGTCTCTCCATGGTGGAGATGGGAAGATATAGTTGTTACCTGGCTAAAGGATAAAAAAGACCCTGAAAAGCATAAAGTTGTTAAGAATACTATATTTGGTGAGCCATGGGAAGAAGAAGGCGAGTTTGAAAGTGAGGATATATTACTTGAAAGAAGAGAAAAATACCCTGCTGAGTTGCCTGAAGGAGTCTTAATATTAACAGCTGCAGTTGACGTTCAAGATGACAGACTAGAATATGAAGTCGTAGGTTATGGCAAGGGAGAAGAAACTTGGGGTATCGAGAAGGGTCTTATTATGGGTGCCCCTGATTCTAAGGAAACATGGCAATTGCTTTCTGACAAGCTTGATACTGTATATCATTTTGAAAATGGGATTGGCTTGAAGATATCATGCACTTGCGTTGACTCTGGAGGACACTTTACCGGAGAGGTTTATAAGTTCTGCAAGAGAAATGAGCATAGAAGGATATTTGCTATAAAAGGTATGGGGGGCTCTGGCTATCCCCTGCTATATAAACTGTACCGCAGCAAGGAAGAAAATGCTGCGGTATTTATTTTAGGTGTTGATACTGGTAAAGCTAAGATTATGGGCAGACTCAAGATTAAAGAACCCGGCGCAGGCTATTGTCATTATCCTGATGACGATAGTAGAGGCTATGACCGCATATATTTCAAAGGTCTTATATCTGAAAAGCTGGTAAGACGTAAGCAAAGAGGTCAAATAAGGCTAATTTGGGAGAAAGTCGCTGCAGCAACTAAGAGAAATGAGCCTCTTGACTTGAGGAATTACGCTCAAGCAGCCTTTGAAATACTCAATCCCAACCTTGAAGAGGTTGAAAAACGGCTGCAAAATGCTGCTATTTTAGGGGTAAAGGCATTGAATTTGGCTCCTAAAAAGCCGCAAAGAAAGCGTGGTGTAGTAAAAAGAAGTGATGAAATATAACATTCAGGGGGTAAATCATGAGCGATGAGTTAAAACTTAGGCTTGAAAGTGCAAAAAGAAGATTAGATTTGTATTTAGCAGCAGAAGAAGCAGTACTTACAGGGCAAGAATACAGTATTGGGAGCAGAAGATTAAGAAGAGCTGACTTAAAAGAGATTAAAGATAATATTGTACAGCTTGAAAATAAATGCATAGAGCTGCAAAAGCAGATTGATAGCAATGGCAAAGGACCTCGCAAAGCATTTCGAATAATTCCAAGGGATTTATAAGGAGGTGAAATAGTTGGACCCATTAGAAAAGGCAAACATTGCAGAATCAAAAGCAAGAGAACTTGCCGCTAAGGCTGACATAGAGCAGTCTAGGACGAGGATTGAAGTGGCGAAAGCTCAGGCGCAAATTATGAAAAGTTTTACTAACTCTGGTTACTCTGAAAGTGGTGCTAGTAGAAGTAAGAAGTCAATGAAAGGCTGGAAAGTAAACAGTAAAACTCCACAGGAAGACATTGATCTGAATCTTGACACCTTGCGTCAAAGATCTCGAGATTTATTTATGTCAGCTCCTCTAGCTACATCGGCCATAAAAACACAGCGTACAAATGTTGTTGGTGCTGGGCTCAAGCTAAAAGGAAGAATTGATTATAAGTTTTTAGGAATCACCAAAGAACAGGCTGATGAATGGGAAATAAATACCGAGAGAGAATTTGAGCTATGGGCAGAATCCTTTTGGTGTGATGCACAAAGGTTGAATAATTTCTATGAGCTTCAGCAATTGGCTTTAATATCTTGGCTTTTAAATGGTGATGGCATTGGGATAATAAAGCATGCAGAACCAACCCCATGGATGCCTTATGGTCTGAGATTACACCTGATTGAAGCAGATAGAGTAAGCAATCCAAACAATGTTAACTCATATGGTTTAATAGGAAAGACTAAAGCAGGGAACAGAGTATATAACGGTGTGGAAATTGACAGTGACGGAGCAATCATTGCTTATCACATTTGCAACCAATACCCTAATAGTTCGTTAACAAATGGTGAATTAATAAAATGGCAGAGAGTTGAGGCTTATGGGAAGAAGACTGGACAGCCTAACATTTTACACCTTATGGAGTCTGAGAGATGTGAACAATATAGGGGAGTTCCTTATCTAGCGCCGGTAGTCGAGGTATTAAAACAGATAAGTAGATATACAGAAGCTGAATTGATGGCTGCAGTAGTGCAGTCATTTTTTACTGCCTTTATTAAGGTCGAAGGACCCAAAAGTGATAATCCACTTTCGGGTTCAATACTAGAAGATGAACAGGTATCTTCTGATCCTAACGATTATGAATTGGGTTCCGGAAGTATAAATGTTTTAGGGCCAAATGAAGATGTAGTATTTGCAGACCCTAAAAGGCCGAGTAGTGGATTTGACACATTTGTTACAGCCATGACTAGGTTGATGGGAGCTGCACTTGAAATTCCATCCGAGTTACTCACGAAATCTTTCTTAGCCAGCTATTCTGCTTCCAGAGCAGCGTTATTAGAGGCTTGGAAGTCATTTAGAATGCGTCGCACTTGGTTTGCAAATGACTTCTGTCAGCCAGTATACGAACTTTGGTTGTCTGAAGCAGTTGCATTGGGAAGGGTAAAGGCTCCAGGATTCTTCAATGATCCGTCTATAAGAAAAGCATGGAGTAAAGCTGATTGGAATGGACCTGCTCCAGGTCAGATTGACCCTGTAAAGGAAGTTACAGCCGCAACATTGAGAGTTGAGCAGGGATATTCGACTCGAGAGGAAGAGACTATTGGATTAACAGGTGGGAATTGGGACAAGAACATTGCCCAGGTACAAAGAGAAAATGAGCTTTTAAAACAAGCCCGAGGAATTCAGGAAGGAGGAAATACAATTAATGAGTAAAAATAACTTTTGGAATTTTAGAAACGTCTCAGACATTGAAGGAGAACTTCTGCTTTATGGTTATATAGCTGAAAGCTCTTGGTGGGATGATGTAGTATCCTCAAAGAAATTCGCACAAGATTTAAAAGACTTAGGCGATGTAAAGAACATAACAGTAAGAATAAACTCTGGTGGCGGAGACGTTTTTGCTGGACATGCTATATATCAAATGCTTAAGGATCATACGGCAAACATCATCGTAAAAGTTGAGGGATTAGCTGCTTCGGCCGCAAGTGTGGTTGCTATGGCAGGCAATGAAATAATAGTGCCGGCAACATCATTTTTAATGATACACAATCCATCATCTGTAGCGTGGGGTGAAGCAAAAGACTTTGAGAAGATGGCTGAAACTCTTAACGTTATAAAAGATGGAATAATTAATGCTTATGTTGCTAAAACAGGCAAAGACAAAAAGACTATATCAAAGATGATGGATGATGAAACTTGGATGACTGGCGAGGATGCAGTAAAAGAGGGCTTTGCGGATAAGGTGGAAACCTCCACAACGACCTCAAATAAAGCAGTGCTTAACGGCAACTTATTCGTTGTTAATAATGTAAGTCATGATTTGTCAAAGTACAAAACTAGGCCACAGCTTACAAATGAGCAATCTACAGAAAGCCAACCTGAACCTTCGCTGGTTCAAAGAGTATTAGATTTCTTAAAAGGTGCACCACAGGTACCGGCTACACCAGTGCCTGTTGCAAATATAATAAATAACCAGGAGGTAAATGAAGAGATGGAAATAAAAAATATCGACGATTTGAAAAAAGCTTATCCAGAACTTGTTAATCAAATTGAAACAGCCGCAGCTACATCAGCAGTCAACGTAGAAAGAACTAGAATTCAGGACATCGAGAAGATAGCCAAGAATGTGGATCCACTGCTAGTTGATAAGGCAAAGTTTACAGAGCCAATTGATGCTAAGGAATTAGCTTTTCAAGCTATGCAGTTAGATGGTAACAAGGGCAATGCATACTTGGCTAACTTAGTAGATGATTCAAACAAATCTGGGGCAGCAAAGGTTGTAGCAACTCCAATAGAACAGAAAACTGAAGAAGAAAAGAAAGAAGCCACCAACAAAGCAGTTGATCTAATTGCTGCAGGTGGAGATAAAAGGAGGAACAAATAATGAAAATGTATGAAGAAATCGGAACTTTCGCTCCAGATAATCTTATTGCTGGAGAAAATGTGCCTATTCAACTCAATGGAATTACAATCTTGGCAGGACAAGGCGTTCTTAAAAGAGGCAGTGTAATTGGTATAATCACTGCTAGTGGCAAAGGAAAACATGTTGCAAAAGCATCTGTAGATGGCTCAGAAATTGCAAAATTCATATTAGCTGACGATGTAGATACAACAGCTGATGTGGTTGCTCAGTGTTATCAATCCGGATTGTTTAACCGTGAAGCGCTTATCTTCCCTGCTGCTAATACAGCAGCTGATCATGAGGACAGCTTGAGACAATACGGCATATTCTTAAAAGACAACATAGCATATTAAGGATTGGAGGATTAATAAATGGCAAATGTAATTGAAATCTATCAAACTAGAACCATGATGGCGGCAATTGAAAAAATGAAGCCAGTAAGAACTTTTTTCAGAGACACATTTTTTAGTTTTGTGGAAACCCATGTAACTGAGAACATTGATGTCGATTTCAAAAAGGGTAAAAGAAAAATGGCTCCTTTTGTAGCTCCTAGAGTTGGTGGGGTTACAATGAATAGACAAGGTTTCTCAACTAGAAATTACAAAATACCAAGAATGGCTCCACAAAGAGTCTTGACTAAGGATGACATCTCATCCAGAGCCATGGGGGAAAATGTATACAGCAGAACTACACCTGAAGAAAGAGCCGGGCAACTGTTAGGTAAAGACCTTTCTGAGCTTGATGAAATGATCACTCGCAGAGAGGAATGGATGTGCCGTGAAGTTCTTATCAATGGTAAGGTTACAATGAAAGGCATAATAGATGAAACTTCTGGTGAGTACATAGAGCAGGAAGTTGACTATGCACTGACAAACAAAGAGACTTTACTTGGTGTAGACAAATGGGACCAAGCGACATCTAAGAAATATGAAGATCTTAAGAGTTGGAGATTGGCAGTAATTAAATCTTCAGGAAAAGCTCCAAATGTCTGCATTATGGCATCTGATGTTGTTGACATTTTTGTTGCAGATGCTGCAATCCAAAAGATGTTTAACATGTACAATATGAAATTTGGAACTGTAGAGCCTAAAATAAAGGATGATGCAGTAACTTATATCGGAACACTTTCAGGCCTTGGTCTTGAAATATACAGCTATGATGAGTGGTTCATCGATGACGCTGGTGTAGAGCAACCAATGATGCCTGAAAAAACAATTCTTCTTGCAAGAGTCGGCATGGCAAAAAGAATGTATGGTGCTATCACCCAGATGGATGAAAGTGAAGACTTTGTTACTATCGAAGGCGAGAGAGTACCTAAAGTTTGGGCAGACAAAAACAACGAAGTTAAGATGGTTAAGGTCAGCTCAAGACCGTTGCCAGTGCCTGAAGACATAGACGACTGGTATGTCGCTGTCGTTTATTAAGGAGGGTGATGTAAGATGATCAAAGGTAAAACCACTAAACTAAGATTCAATCGTAAGACGTACGAAATAGGGGAACCATTTTCTGGCCTTTCTGAAAAAGAGGAGGCCAGTCTTGTTGCCTCTGGCATAGCTGAATATGAGCATACAGTTGCACAAAAAGTTAAGCAAACTAAACAGGATGATAAGCTTATTCCTGAAGGCAATGTTGATTATGTGGCCAAGTATATTGCTACAATTGAAGACATTGAATTGCTTAAGAAACTGATGGAAGAAGAGACCGCAGACAAGAAAAGGAAGACTGTGCTTGAAGCAATTAGTAAACGTGCTTCTGAGTTGTCAAAAGAAGATGCCAATGGCGAAGACAATAATGACAATGATCACAGCAACACTAACCCAGAAGATACTAAAGGGTTAGTAGGAAATTTCAATGTTGGAGATACAATTATAACAGGAGCTCAATAACAAAGTAGGTGCTATTATGAATTTCAAGGAATTTGCAGAACGAGACCTACAAATCTTCATAGACTCAAATGAGTTTGCAGCTGCCCACACTATAGATGGTCGAACCTTAAATGTAATCGTTGATAATGATAGATTGATGCAACGAAGCAAGAAAGAGTTTGATGGGATATCTGTGGGTGAGCTGCTTTATTTTGTATCTGCAGAAGATTATGGTCCTCCTCCTAAGGTAGATGCAGTGCAAAAATTTGATAATAAGTTATGCGAGGTATTTGATGTAAGAGTTGATGAAGGTATGTACGAGATAATATTACGAAGGTATGGTGCTTAGTATGGCAAAAGATCAAGTATTTGTTGATACAAAACAGTTAAATCGATTAACTATTGAACTAAAGGGTTTTGAGAAACAGATACCTGGAGCCGTATTTAGTGCACTTAACCGAACTCTTGATCACGCAATAACTCAAGTAGGCCGTATTGTGCCAAAAGCTTATGCTGTTAAGTCCAAGGACGTTAAAAACAGCTTTAGTGGAGGCATCAAACGGCCTACTAAAACTGATTTAACCGCTAGTATTACTTCAAAAGGTCATACGTTGTCATTAGCAAATTTCCCTCATAGCCCCAAACAACCTGCAACATCAGGGAAAAAGTATAAAGTTAAAGCAACGATCAAGAAGGGCAACGGCAATCAAACAATAAACACAAACCCAAAGCCGTTTGTTGCATCTACTGGAGCGAAGAGTGATGATAAAGTACAATACAATATATTTCGCAGAATAGGAAGCAAACGACTTCCTATAAAGATTATTAGAACTCTTTCAATTCCACAGATGATAGGTAATGAAGGTGTGGGAGAGCAGATACAGAAAATTGCTAATGAAAAGCTTGAAGAACGTATTACACATGAGGTTAATTATCGATTAGATAAAATGAAAAATGATATAAAGAAGGGATAACATGTCAACAGTAACGATTCTAGGTAAAATAAAAGAGTTCCTTGAAGAAGAGGTTGCTCCTAAAATAAAACTTCAGAAGGCTAGTGACAATAATGTTGACTCGTATGAGCTGGTTAATCCTCAGGTATTTATAGGATGGTTGCCGCCTAATGGATGTATTCCAGAAGGATTAACTCATACTATCCCTTGTTTACTTGTTGGACTTGAAGACAGTAGCGATGATGGAAATGAGGGAGAAATCAACATCCGGATAAGCGCAGCGGTTTACAGTCCAGGCATGCATAAAATAGCTGGTGTGGCGGAGGCTTCAACAACAGAGTTTAAAGCAGATTTTCAAGGATATGTTGATTTGCTAAACCTATTGGATAGGACCACGGCTAAACTTATAAAGGCACAGGTAATAAAAAACTCTGTGCCTTTAGTTTATCCAGTTAAATCAGGAATGTATCAGGAACAACCGTACCCCTTCTGGTATGGTTGGATAACTTTCTCTGTAAAAAGACCTGCATACCCAAAAGTAGACGTTGCAAAGTTTCTATAAAGGAGAGGTGAAGTAATTTGTATAAACATGGTGTATTTGGCGAAATGCAAGGTACGGCTGATTTTATATCAGCAAAAGGTGTTGCTACATTGCCAGTTTATATTGGCGTGGCTCCTGTTCACCAGCTGATGGATTATACCGGCAAGGTGAATAAGCCTATATTAGTACAAAGTTATGGTGATGCAGCTCAAAAGGTTGGTTACAATGATAGTAATTGGGCTCATTTCGATCTTTGTGAGCCAGTATATGCACATTTTAAGAACAGCATTCAGCCAATTGGCCCAATAATACTAATCAATGTATTGGATCCAGATACAATGAAGACTGAAGACCAGACAGCAAATGTTGCATTAGTCGGCGGTCAAGGATACATTGATAATGATAAAGTAATCTTGAAAACAGCAGCTATCGCGGGTAAGGTATTAGGAACTGACTTCAGCGTGGAATATACTCCTGATGGAAAAAAAGTTTTAGTTAAGGACCTTACAGGTGAGCTAGTTTCTCCTGTCGCAGTAACTTTTGATATTGTAAATATAGCTGCAGCTGATTCTGCAAAGGTTATTGGTGGAGTTACTGCAGGTACTGGAGAAAAAACAGGTATATATGCAGTAGACATGGTATATGTCACACATAATATGATACCAACAATTTTGGATGCTCCAGGGTGGAGTCATATACCTGAGGTTGATGCGGCATTAAAATCTGCATCCCAAAAGATAAATGGGCATTTCTTTGCATGGGTAAATAGTAATTTAGTTACAAGCGGTGATGCTGATACCATAGAAGAAGCAAAGACTTGGAAAACTGCTAACAATTATTTAGGTGCTGGTGAAGCTCCATGCTGGCCGATGGCTAAGAGTGGAACAAGAAAGTTCCATTTGTCCACTTTGGCCACTGTTACAATGCAGTGGGTTGACTATCTTAACGATAATATCCCATATGAGACTCCATCAAATAAGCCTATTGATATAACCGGTATTTGTTTGGCAGATGGTACTGATATCATATTTGACCAGACACAAGCAAATGATCTAAATGCTAAAGGCATTCGTACTGCAACTTATTGGGGCGGTAGATGGGTGCTGTGGGGACCTCATACAGGTGCTTATGAATATGGCAAGGATATGGATCCAAGAGATATATTTGACTGCAGCGTGAGGATGCTTCAATTCATGCTAAACGAATTCCAAGTACGTTATGGAATTATGACTGATAAGCCAATGACAAGAGCTAGAGTCGATACAATTCTCAATGATTACCAAGAACGTATGGACAACCTTATTGCAAGAGGAGCTTTATTGTACGGCATAATAGCCTTCAATGAAACTAGCAATCCAACAAGTGATTTGGTTGAAGGTGACTTTGATTTTGATATTGCTACTACTATAACTCCTCCTGGAAAGAGTATTACTGCTAAGCTGCAGTATACTACTAAGGGCATAGAAGCTTTATTTGGAGGTGAACAGGCATGATTGTATCAGGAAATGTAATAGCTCATAAGTTTTTAGCAGATAACATTGATATTGATGACAATGTATCTTGCCAATTGCCTTCAATAGAAACTCAATCAGGTGAAATAAAAGGCGCAGGCATCCTTGGTGCAATAGATATGCCTGTAACTGGTCAAGTAAATAGTATGGTTTTTTCAATTAGCCAGAGAGGTATTAACAAGAAAGCATCAAACCTTGCAAAGCCTGGAATACAAAATCTTGAACTAAGATTTGCAAGAGATATAATAACTTCTGACGGACAGACAGTGCCACAAGGCACTAAGATATTTATCACAGGTAGAAATAAGAAGTATGACCCGGGCAAGGTTGAAGGTTCAACAACGATGGATGGCAGTATAGACTTTGAAGTATTAAGATATAGGCAAGTAATTAATGGCGAAGAAACGCTGTTAATTGATAAGCTAAATTATATCTACAAAATTAATGGTATAGACTATATGGCACAAATAAGAGCAGTCCTCGGATAGAGGGCTGCTACTTTTTTAGGAGGGAAAAAACATGGAAAAATTAGTTCTTAAAAAGCCTATAAAAATTGATGGTAAAGAAGTAACTGAACTTCCTTATGACTTTGAAAATATGACAGCTAGAGACAAAATCAATGCTGGTAAAAATATGATGGCTGATGGAGTACCAATGTCAACAGCTGAGGAGTTGGATTCCAATTTACATATATACTTATTCGCAGCTGCAGTACATAAAGCAGATGATAAGATAGACGTTTCTGATGTTTTAAGAATTAGCGCAAAGGATTCACAAAGAGCTGGAGATAAAGCAAGAGATTTTTTCTATCTAGGTTCGGAGGAATAGTCTCAGATAATTATATTAAAAGGGCTATTGCAAGAACCTCAATTCTATCTTCAACATCGGCAACTGAATGCTATAACATGCCACTTGTGGAATTCATAGAGCATTTTAAGATTCTCATAAATGAGATTAATCTTTTAAGAGAGGAGGTGAACTCCAGTGGCAAGTAACAAAGAACTTCGCGCATTGATTACGATAGCAGGTAAAATAGACCCTTCACTCCAAGCTGCCATGACCAAGGCATCAGGACAAACTGCTAAGACATCAAGTAAATTTACTAAGCTTGGTGGTATTGCAGTTAAAAGTATGAAGGCAATAGGTACAGCAGCTATAGCCGGAGCAGCAGTAGGAGCTGCAGCATTAAGTACACTCGCAGTAAAAGCATCTGAAGCAGCTGACAATATAATAAAAATGCGACACAAAACTGGATTGACGGCAGAAGAACTTCAACGGTTGCAATATGTATCAGGTCAATTAGGTGCAAACTTCGAAGCTATCCCAACTGCAGTTAGCGCTATGACAAAGCAAATGTTTGCTGCCACAAAGGGTAGTAAAGAAGCACAACGTGCATTTAAGACTCTAGGGATAACTATTAAAGATACAGCAACAGGTAAAATGAAACCTCAATCACAAGTTTTCAAAGAAACATTACTGCAGCTATCTAAAATTAAAGATGAATCATATAGAAATGGATTAGCGTTCCAGTTATTTGGTAAAGGAGCTTCTGATCTGTTTCCAATTTTGAATGCTGGCTCAGGTGAAATTGAGAGGTTAGCCTCGGAAGCAGACCGGCTAGGAATTGTTTTAGGTAGTGACAAAGTTGAAGCCTTGGATAACTTTGGTGATACGCTGGATAAAGTGATAATGGCTGCCAAAGGGATTGGAAATCAAGCAGTAGGAGCTTTTATACCGAAGCTTTTGCCTTTGCTGGATAAACTTGCTCTTAAGATGCCTAAACTAGCGCCAATGGCAGCAGATATGGCAGGAGGCATGATAGATGGTTTTATAAAACTATTGCCTTTATTAAGTAAAATAGGTGAAAAGGCATTTCCTATACTTAGCGATGCAGTGTCAATAGTATCTTCTGCCATTCAACCTTTACTTCCAGTTATAGGTGAGTTAGTAATGTCTTTGCTTCCACCACTTGGAGATATTGTTACATTGATAGGGAGAGTAATGAAACCCCTTGTACCTGTAATAGCTACAATAGCAAGAGTACTAGGAGCTGTACTAGTAGGAGCGTTGCAAGTTGCAATGCCACTGTTGGAAGGGCTTGCTACCCTCTTAACTTTTATATTAGATAGTTTGAATTGGGTATTTGAAAAACTAGGAAAGCTTAAAATTGGAACTCCTACTATGGTAGGTAGCGGAATAACAGGAGGCATGGGAATTGATAAGAATGCCGGTCAAGCATTAAACATCAAGAAAAAGTTTGCTTATGGCGGTATTGCAACAAAACCTTCAATTACTGGTGAAGGTCCATATGATGAAATGAATATTCCGTTGGTTAAGTCACAAAGGAGCTTCGGCTTACTTGATCAAACCGCAAAGGCATTGGGCGTCTCAGTCGGCGGCAGTGGGCTTTCAATAGATTATCATCCTACAATCATTGGAGCAAATAGATCAGAAATTGAACCCGTGCTGCAACAACATAAATCAGAGCTTCGCCAGATGGTTGAAGACATTTTCGAAGAGAAAGCGAGGGTGTCATATGCTTGATAAATATTTAAATTACACCACTTTGACCGGAGATACATTTGATATTATCGCCTTAGATGCTTACAACGATGAATATCAAGCATCTCGTCTTATTCAAGCAAACCCGCAATATGCTCACGTTCTGGTATTCTCCGGTGGTGAACAAATCAAAATCCCCATAATAGAGCAGGAAGCGATTGAGACTCTACCGCCGTGGAAGAGGTGATAACAAATGCAACTGATATATGAAGATAAAGACATAGCCCCATACGTAGACATTCGAAAGGCGGATATAATAGATAATGCTGGTGGGATTGCAGACAGCATAGAGCTGCACTTTAACGATCCTGATGGGTTATGGAGTAAATGGAAACCAGCTAAAGACCGTAAAGTTAAGATAATAGAAGAGGGCCTTTCTTCTGGAGATATGTATATAGATGAGTTAGAACAGGAGAGAGGCTTATTTATTATAAAGGCTCTTTCTATAAAACAAGAGGCAAAGACAGACAGGATCCGTGGATGGGATAATATTTCATTTATCGATTTTGCTAAAGACATTGCAGATAAATATGGATACGGCTTGAAAACATACAATGTTAAAAATCATAATTACTTGCGTGTAAATCAGTTTGAGACCGCGGACTTTGAGTTCTTAGCTTATCGGTGCATGCTCGAAGGATATATGCTTAAAATAACAGATAATAATGTTGTTATATATGATGAGCGATATATGGAAAGTTTAGCTCCAATTAAGCGAATTGATTTGAGTGACATCGATGGGCGGTATCGTTTCAAATTAAAATCAACAGGAATTTATGGAAGCTGTGAAATGAACTACGGCGAAATTAAAAAAAAGTTTGTACCATCGGGAGTAAATGGTCCAACATTAAAGATTAGAAATATGTATTTAAGTAGCATAGGTGAAGCAGAGAGATATACTAGAGGCTTGTTGCGTTCAACAAATAAGTTTGAGCAGGCAGGCTTTTGTACTATAGCGTATGAACCAGGAATAGCTGCAGGAAATACAATTGATATATTTGGAATAGGTGCTTTAGATAATAAATATTTCTGTGACCAAGTAATTCATAGGCTTAAAGAAAGGAAGACAACTCTTAGTAAACTACATAAGCCATTGGAGGGATATTGATGATATATAAAGGTAAAGTCTCCAGTGTGGAATTAGACAAAGCTAGAGTGACATTCTCTACCCTAGAGAATGTCGTATCAACAGCGATAAAGATAGCCACGCATATCGGAGAATTGCTCCCTGGCGATGAAGTTGCTGTAACTTTTTTCTCAGATAATATGCAGGATGGATTAATAATAGCAAAATGTTAGGTAGGTGATTAAAGTGTCAATTGCTGTATTTGGCAGCAAAGTATTTGATGTGACTCAGAATAAAATTCACACCTTTGAAGATTTTCAGTATGGCTCCAGCTTTGAGACTGAAAAACAAGAAGCTATAGGGAAAAAGCCATCTACATATGATAAGGGTCCTGGACTTAATACTATAGGCTTTAAAATTAAGCTTAACGTAGAGCATGGGATTAATCCCCGTAGAGAAATAGATGAATGGGAGAATATGAAGGATTCAAAAATTGCCCATCCCTTTATACTTGGCGGTAGACCTCTTGGAGGGAACAAGTGGCGTATTTTAAATATACAAGCTTCTGAAGAGATAATTGATAACAAAGGTAATATGTTGTATGCAGAGATAACAGTAAGCTTGGAAGAATATGTTCGTCCAGGTACGGCAGCTAAGAAAACAACAGCGCAGAACTCATCTGCTCCGGGGTTTAGCCTTCCACCGATAAGTGGCGAAGTTACAATGTTGAGCCCATCAGAAAAAGCGTATCTAAAGCGTAAAAATGAAAAACTATATGAGGTTGGGTGATAAGAATGACTTATGAAATTGACACATCACAACCGTTACAGATAAATTGGATAGCTAAAGGCAAGGCTAGAATAATACAGAATGTAATTAATCTTATCAACACTTGGAGATATGAAGTCGCTTATGCGAGAGTTCAAGGGATAGACCCTGCTCTCTTGGATAAGCCTGGAGATGTGGCAGCTGACTTATATGCGGCTGAAGTTTTTAGAGTAGTTGCAGATCATGAGCCAAGAGCAGCAGTAAAGCAAGTCAACAAAATCAGCATAGACAGTGATGGGAATATCCAATGTAAGGTGGTGATTGAAGTATGAGTGAGATCCAATTTGTTATTATTGATGCAAAAGCGACTGAAAATGAGCTCATAAAAGCATTTGAGCAATCTATAGAAGAAACATTGTATCCGGGAGATGAACGGAGAATGTTTCTTTTAAATTTTCTGCCTGTAATTGTTGGTGCAAAGAATGAAATTAATGAAACAGGTAAACTCAACCTTTTGAGATATGCCAAAGATGAATACTTAGATGCAGTTGGTGGAGCAACAACTAGACTTCCTGACAAGTATTCAAAGACAAAGTTGAAATGGACATTATCAGCGGCTCAAGCAATTGCAGTGACAGTAGCGAAAGGCAAAAGAGCAACACCTGATGGAGCTTTATTCTTCGCAACTATTGAAGATCTAGTTATACCTGCAGGGCAAACTTTTGGCATTGTATCGGCAGAAGCCACTGAGACAGGTGCTTTATATAATGGCTTTGCACCAGATCAAATAAATAAAATTGTAGACCTTACAGCCTTTGTTGCTTCAGTTACAAATACTGAGACAAGCAGCGGTGGTGCCGATATTGAAGATGATGAAAGTTATAGAGAGAGAATTAGACTGGCTCCTGATAGTATCTCCACTGCGGGACCTACTGGTGGCTATGAGTATTGGGCAAAGACAGCAGACGCTAACATTGCTGATGTCAAAGTTACTTCACCAGCACCGGGAGTAACTAAAGTAAGCATACTCATGAAAAATGGCGAGCTTCCATCACAGTCTGTGCTTGATGCAGTTCAAGCAGCGTTGACTCCTAAAAATAGAAGACCACAGACTGATTTAGTCCAAACAACTGCAGCAATACAAGATACTTATAACATACAGTTGACGTATTACATTTCAAATGAAAGAAAGATTGAGGAAAGTGCTATAGTGGCGGCTGTAGAGGATGATGGCGGAGCAATAGACCAATACATCCTATGGCAGAAATCAAAGATGAATAGAGCTATAAATCCTGACGACTTAAAACAATTGATGTTAAAAGCCGGTGCGTACAAAATTGATATAACTAGCCCTGTATATACGCCTGTAGCAGAGGATCATGTGGGCAAAGAGGGAACTGTAACAATAACATATGGAGGTTTGATATAATATGAAACTTGAAGATGTTAATTTGTTAAGCCTTCAAACCAACTATATGAAGCAGGACCCAACTACGATGGCTTTGTGTGCTGCATTAACTCCACAGTTTCAGCAAATAGCTCAGGAGTCAAAACTGACATTATTATATTCGAGGATTGACTCTCTTCCTGAAATGATACTTGATGAGCTGGCATGGCAAAAGAAAATTGACTGGTATGATGCCAAGGCTGATATAGAAATCAAAAGACAGCTGGTAAAGACAGCTCCAATTATTAAGGCATGCTTAGGCACTCCTTTTGCAGTTGAAGAAGTAATTAAGATATATTTCGGAGATGGTTACACTCAAGAATGGTATGAATACGGCGGAGAGCCTTTTATGTTCAAGGTTATTACAACAAACTCCTCAGTAACAGGTGAGCTTGCTGAACAGTTTATTCAGGTATTAAATGCAGTTAAAAGAAACTCAGCTCACTTAGAAGAAATAGTAATTGCTCTATCCGGAGAAATGAATTTATATTACGCCGGTGTGGTTCATACTGGCGATTTTTTAGAAATAAGGCAGGTGGTATAGATGAGCGCTTTTGGTGGATTGGTATTAACTACTAAAGGTAGAAATTTGCAAGCTAAAGCCCAAGCTGGAGCTCAACTGAATTTCACCCGTATTGGTGTGGGAGATGGTGAGCTCGCAGGAAGCTCAATATTAGAGTTGAATGCTTTGAAGCATGAGGTTAAAACCCTTAACATAACAAAATTAAAATCACTCACAGGCGGCAAAGCAGCTGTTGGTGGAGTGCTTTCAAATCAAGGGCTAGCGTCAGGATTTTACTGGAGAGAACTTGGATTATTTGCGCAGGATCCTGATATAGGGGAAATACTTTATTGCTATGGAAACTCAGGAGTAAATGCAGAGTACATCCCAGCTGATGGTGGCCCTGACGTATTGGAGAAGTCAATTGACATTATTTCAATTGTTGGGAATGCAGCAAATGTGACGGCTACTATAGAACAGTCATTAATCTTTGAAACTCCTGCAGGAGCCCAGTCAAAAGCAGATGAAGCAGAGGATAGTGCTAATACTTTTGCTAGCGGTTTAATAGGAACATTAACTGATCTTGCTACTACAGTAAAGACAAATATTGTGGCAGCCATAAATGAAATAAGAAATGCGCTTACTACGCATACGGCTGATTACACGTTACAAGTACCTTATGCAGTTACAACAGGAACAGCAAATACATATGCTATAACTTTAAATCCAGCAATTACAGCTTATGTTGCAGGAATGGCGGTATGTATAAAGGTAAATGTTGCTAATACTGGAGCATCAACTCTTAACGTAAATGCTAAAGATGCAAAAACCATACTTGATAGTAAGGGTAATGCTCTTACTTCAGGAAAGCTTAGACTTAATGGAGTCTATACATTGAGGTATGATGGCACAAATTTTATATTACAGGGTGATGGTGGCTCTGGTGATGCAGTAGCGTCCGACCTTCGCCTTGGTAAAAAAGCATCTACGGACGCGGGCGATATTGTGGGCGATATGCCTGATGGGGCAGTTGCACCGGCAGGCACAAGAGCTCAGACAAACTACGTAATATATAAGCCAGCAAAAGGTTATTATGATGGGGTACAGGAAATATATGAGTATAGCGCTGCTGTACAAGCTGCAAAAATTAAACTAGGCGAAAATTTATATGGTTTAGTAGGAACGTTAATCGCAAAAATACCTAGTCAAATAGTTGCTTACAACAACTTGAACCAATTAGGCATGGCTCTATATTACAGAAGCGATATAGACTTAACCTTTAATATAAGCGCGGGTGGTATGAATATAGTTGTAGGTAATCATGGTGCTATACCCGCGTATTTAACGGTTTATAGTGGAGCACCTGTTGATTTGACTGATGTACAATTCATTACTATTCAATTTTCTGCGAACATAGGGAGCACTGGAGGCACAACTCCAACAATACAAGCAGGAGTCTCGCTTGCGAATACAGATAATGCAACCTTTGCTGCAAGTGCTTCTTTTACTCCTCCTGCGACACAAAACACTCATGTAACTAGTGCGGTTATAGACGTAAGAGCAATCACTGGACTACACTATTTAAAGATAAGGGTTTCCAACGCAACATATTCGGGCGTGAATAACACAATGACAGTGGGAAGTATGTTTCTAGTACAATAGTAAAGGAGTGATATTATGATTAAATATATCGAATATGACATAGCAACAAAAACAGTCGCAAGAATAGCTGAAAATCCAATAGTTGCTAGAGCAGGTTGCGAGGTTTGTACAAGCGAAAATCTGAATGTTGGTGATGAGGAATTAAACTTAATCAATATTCAGGAAATCAATGCTGAAACACAAGAACTAATAAGTTTTACACAAGTATTAGCACCACCATCAATTACATTTATGATAAGGGAAAACAAAGCATTGAGACAGCAAATAGAACTTATACAACCCGCCATCGACGATTTAATACTCAATAGTGGAGGTGGTTTCTAATGGCGGCATATATGGGACAAAGAATAATTGATGGAGTTTACACCTATGACTATGTGATAGGTAAAAGACCAGACTTGAAAGAGGGAATAGATACTTATTTAACTGATGAGGGCAGAGAGGATTTAATTACACAATAGGACAATATTGCGAAATTGAGAGATTATGGATATAATTGTAATCAAACAGTAAAAGCTTGGGAAAATTCAAAAAGAAGGTGATTAAAGATTACTAAAATAATAGCATATACACTTATTGTCTTGTTTATTGCCACTATGATATTCAGTGTTTTTCAACTCGAATTGCTCACATTCATTGTAGGAACGTTAATGGTGATTACCGCTACGATTTATTTTATATTCATAAGTAGCAAAAGAGGAAGAAAAGAATTTGCTGAAATATCAACAGAAGATGATTCATATAGTGGCGACAATATAAAACCAAGAAAGTCAGAGAATCACCTATGATAAAGAATTATTTAGAATTGCCGATGGGACCAGAAGTTATAAAGCCAGAACCAAAACCACATAAAGTAACAAAAGGGCTTACCCAATAGGGTAGGCTCTATTATTATGTCAAAATAACATGAGAGCAGGTGAGCGTGTGGAAGAGATATGTAAAGAAAGGCACAGAGTGATTGATGAAAGGTTAAAGGATCATGGAAAGCAATTAGATAAATTATCAGAGGATGGCAGGGAATACAAAGTACAGATACAAAATCTATGCAAAGATATAAACAGTCTTGTAACCACTATACGGTGGTTTATGGGGCTGCTAGGAGGGTCCTTGGTAGGATTCTTTTTTTATGCTGCTCAAAAGGGATTAATAAAATAAATAGGAGGTCATTAGAATGTTAGAAAAAATATTAACTATACTTTGGGAGTGGAGATTTATTATATTATTGGCGGTGGCAGGTATGCTGTATTGCCTGTTTGAGTGGGAAAGGGCAAAGACATTCATCTATGCTGGCATTGCTCAGGCAAAGAGATATGCAAAAGACCAGGTACTGAAGAATGGAAATCAACAAGAAGAGTATGTTGTTAAATTGGCTCTGCAGTATCTTCCTTTATCGTTAAAAATATTTTTAAGTGAAAAGTTAATTAGGAGATTAGTCAAATCTTTATATTCAAAATTAGGCGATTATATAGATGATGGAATATTAAATGATACTTATAAATTGGAGTAGGCGAAAGCCTGCTCTTTCTTTTTGGAGGTGTAATAATGAATAAAAGACCTGTATATTATAAGCAGTCAGATCCCAAATGGGGAAAGATACCCTATACAATTGATGGTGACAAAAAAGAAACAATAGGAGCTTCTGGATGCGGACCTACATCTGCAGCAATGATAATTGCTAGTGTAAAGGATGCTAAGATTACTCCTGTTGAAATGTGCAAACTTGCAATAGAGCTAAAAGACAGAACTGCTAACAGTGGTACAGAGTGGGAGTTTTTCGGCAAGGTAGCTGCTAAATATGGTATTCCTTTTAAGCAATCAGGAAGCACTAAAGATGCTATAGAAGCCTTAAAGATTGGCGCATATGTGGTATGCAGCATGAAACCAGGTAAGTTTACTAAAGGTGGTCATTATATCTTAGCTTGGGATTTTAAAGATAACGATATAATAGTTCATGATCCTGCTAGTGCTCTTCAATCACGCACATTTGGTGATATTAAAACCTTTGAAACAGAGTGTAAGCAGTACTTTATATTCTTCGTTAATCAGAAGATTGATATGCCAAAGCTCCCAGTGCTTAAGCGAGGCATGAACAATCAATATGTTAAGACTCTTCAAGAGCTTCTTAATAAGTTTGGATATAAACTTACTGTTGATGGTGACTTTGGAGCAAAAACAGAGGATGCAATTAGAGATTTTCAACGCAAGAGGGGGCTTATAGATGATGGTGTGGTAGGTCAAAAGACATTGGATAAACTGTATGGGGTGTAGCTTCGGCTGCACCTTTTTTATTTTTTTGGAGAATTTATACAAATCTTATTGAATGTTAAAGGGTATTGGAATTATTTGTAGAAATATACTATAAAATACATGACATGGGAGGATTTTGTATGACAGAGGTTAATATTAATGTTCAGACTGCAACAGTTGCATCCGTAGAAAGATCATATTTTGATGGAGGACTTCTTCAATTGATTGGGTGGTCAATACTAGGTTATTTAGTTACAGTTTTTACACTTGGGATTTGTTATCCATGGGCTCTTTGCATGGTATATGGATGGAAAACTAATCATACAGTTATAGACGGTAAGAGGCTAAAGTTTACAGGCTCAGCTATAGGGCTTTTCGGCAATTGGATTAAATGGTTCTTGTTAACAATTATAACTTTCGGGATATATAGTTTTTGGCTAGGAATAGCACTTGAAAAATGGAAAGTAAAAAATACAACATTTGCAAATTAGTATTTGAGCAGCTTTAGAGCTGCTTTTTTATTTTTTGCAGTTTTAAATAGAACACATGTTTGGTATAATGTATTAAAATGTGTGTGGAGGGATAGCATGGCCGGAGAAAAATATCTTGTTGAGTGCATAGCTACGTTTGATCCAAAAGGCGGTATTAGACCTAATAGAATAAAGTTTGAAGATGAAGAAGGAGTTCATGTTATCAAGGTCGATAAGGTTATTGATCAAGATTTCAAAAATACATTTGGTACAATGAATGGTAACCAGAATAAAGCTTATACATTTAATTGTCAATCAATAATTGAGGATATATTAGTAACTTTTAAGCTGCAGTATGATCAGCAATCGTGTAAATGGCATATGCTTAAAGTAGGTTAAAGAGACGCCAATACCAGTACTCTTCCCCAACCGGATTGAAATAAAGGATTTCCACAATTTGTATAGAAATATCATCATATAATATCAATGGAAGGGAAGATGAAAGTGAGCAAGAATCTAATCCAATTATGGGAAGAGAACGATTGCAAAGTCCCATTTAAGGCTAGTCGAGATAACTGGAGTGCGGAATATTGTGTAGTTGTGGAGAAGGTAGAAGTCGTTAAATATCCTTACGGCAATGTTTATGGCTACCCGATGTATAATGGAAAGAAAAATGATCACTTTAGCTATGATAAGCGGTGGAGGGAAGAACGGATTATTCCCAATTGCGGTTCATACCAATGGTCGTTAGTTAGTGAGAATAACGTGAATGAGCAGCCCAATAGCCAAATAATACCCGAAAGTAAGGCTATACTTGAGAGCAATACAGCACTTGAAAGAAAGACACTAACAGACAATGATATTGTAAGAGATACGTGGCACTGGGTAGTCGAGGATAAACTGGGTTATGACTTTGCAATTGAGATGTTACTTCAAGATGACTTGATTTCAAACGAAGCTGCCGAGAGTATTGCAGATCGGATTGAAGAGATATACAGAAATTACTTTATGGATAGGTTTGGGATAGAGTTGTTTGGCAAATGTCCTAATTGCACAGGTAAAATGGTTCTAAAAGAATCAGTATACGGAGAATTCATGGCATGCAATCAATATCCAAACTGTAAAACAATATTTAAAGATAAATTCAAAGGCAAAATAAGTAAATTTTAATGGCAAAGGAAAATTTCAAAAAATCCTAGTAATGAGGTGATTCTGTGGGGGTTAGAAATAGGCTGCTTGATATAAGACTTCAAATGGGATATAAGAATCAAACTTTGTTTGCCGAGTTCCTAGGAGTCGATAGGAGCCATTATAATAGATGGGAGAATAATAAGCTACAGCCTGAACTTGATGCTATAATGCTAATATTAGAAAAAACTAATAGGAAGTTTGAAGAGATATTTTATAAGATGGTTGAATAACCATCTTTTTTATTGGAATATTTCGTTAAAGATGATTAACTTTTTGTTAAAGGACATGCATAAATATATAAAACTAATAATAAATATATACAAATATCACCTAATACAAAATGAAGAGTATAAACAAATATATAAAAGGAGGTAAAAGTATATATGATCATCGGAGTAGACCTAGGATACGGTTACACAAAGACATCTGAGGGGATTGTATTTCCTTCTAAAATTAGCACACATGAAACCATTTTAGGGGAAGGCAATATGTTGATTCTTGATAATAAGGCTTATATAGTGGGAGAAGGTAATGTTGAAGTTGATTTAAACAGAATAAATAAAGAACTTACAAGGGTATGTCTATTGGAAGCTTTATCAAAATCGAGTAATCAGAATGATTTTCAAGTTGTTGCAGGCTTACCTTTAGGACTTTTTAACTCCCAAAAGGACCAGATGAAACAAATGCTTTTGAATAACAGATATGTTGAGTTTGAGGTGAATAAACAAAAGAGAGCAATTGGTATTACTAAAGCAGAGGTATTTCCACAGTGCCTCGGAGCTCACTACTCACTTGATACCATAGATGATACTGAGGATAGAATTTACATCGATATAGGAGGTCGTACAGTTATTATTGCCTTACTGCAGGTGTTTAACGGCAAAAGGAAAGTTACCCAACACTCAACCATATATGAAGGCACTCTCACTTTATTCTCTAAAATAGTTTCAGCTATCAATTCAAAATATGAAACCCTATTTGAGATTGAGGACGGCGAGAGGATCCTTAAGAACGGACTTAGTATTTATGGAGAGAAGCAGGAAATAGGGTTTATAAAAAATATCATAGAAGAACATACAGATAAAATCATGAAAGAACTGCTACTAAAATATCCAGTAAAGACAGCTAAAGTTACCTTAATAGGCGGTGGTGCCTATGTGCTGAAATCTTTATTTGATAAGCGCATACCAGGAACTTCTATAATACCAAATGCACAGTTTGCAAATGCACTAGGTTTTAAAAAGATAGGAGTGAGCTTATGGCAAAGGTATTAGTCAGCTTCAAGGAAAAAGAAAAGGATCTATTCAAAGTAGTAGCAGAGCAGGGAGATAAAAGCAATTTTATGAAAGATGCTTTGAAGTTCTACCTTAAGCACAAAGACCAAAAAATAAATATTACCCCAGCTGTAACTGAGGTAAAGAGTGAGGAAATTATTGACATTCTTGAAAGCATATAGTGTGGCCATAGCCGCGTATACTGCAGCTCCAACGTGCAAGCCCGTTTGCGCTACGCAATATAGCGTATGATTGAAATTTTCAAATTATGCCAGTACACATGAAATAATCTAACGATAAGTCATTTCTAAAAGATAAAGCACGCCTGAAGCTGCTAAACAGCAACCGCCAAATATTACAAATCCCATAATATCACCTCGTTTATATTATTTACAAAAAGGAGGGTTTTTATGTATAAAAAACTATTAGTATTCTTACTAATTGCTATATTAATATTAACCACAACTGTAAGTGCTGCCAGTGAAGATGATGACTTCTGGAAGCTTCTCACAGCTTTTAGAAAAGGTTTATTTTGGGTAGGGATATTCTCCAGTATCTATGGCCTATATTTACAAATGCTTAAACATGATGATAAGGGTAAGAAACTTGTAATAACCTGTGTGCTCACCTATATTGCTAGTTACGTGGTGCCAAATGTATTCGTAATGATTGATAAAACTTTTGGGAAGTAGGTGTAGGTATGTGGGATATGTTAGATAATCTAAAAAGGTTCAATGAATCTACACAGGAGTACTTCACAATTATTAAGACATTCTTTCATTATATTACTCATCCAAAGGAGCTGTTGCTCTGGTTATGGGATACTGCAGTTAATCTTAGTTTCTATGTTTGCTTATCGATATTCTGTATCAGCTTGGTTGTTTACCTTTTAGGGGTAAAAAAGGCTAGGTTATATGCTCAGATGGCGTTCTTCGTGTATCTGACAATCATGATATTCAATAAGGTGATGTAGTATGAAATGGATGAAGGCAAGCGAATTCTTCAAAATCTATAATCCAAAGTACAGCATACTAAAGATAATCCCTGATACCTCCATAAGAAACTATGATAGCGAAAATATTGCAAGGGTTATCTGTAATATGTATGACCAACCTATTGATAGACTAAAGTTTAAAAGCCATCAGCTGACTTACCGGCTGCCAAATAAAACAGCGTTCTTTATTGATATAAGCTTAAAAGATGTATGTTTTTATATAATAACTCCGGAAGAGTTTGAAAAGTTGATATTAGAAAAGTGCAGTAATACTTGGCCAAAAGCTACAATACAGAGAGTTGCATTGGTTCCAATGTTCTCTAGCAAAGCTGTGAAGCATGAATTGGTATATCGTAAAGAGGATGCCCTGAGTCTTAAGGTAGATAAAAAGAGCAATGAGCCGCTAAATAGCATACTTAATATAATTGATATTATGGAGCAGGATGACCGGGTAGGGGTTTTATATAACTTTATGCCGACTAATCAATCCTCCTGGTACAATAAACACCGTGACACCATGGAGAAGATAAAAAAGAATAGTCCTATTGATAAGCAAAAGCTTAATTTTGGCTATATGATGATGTATCTAATAGATGAAATTATGAAGATATTCATTATGACTTTTGAAGAAATGGCCAATTTCATAGGAGATGGCAAAAATATAACTGAAGGTCGTAAGGATGAAGGTCCAGGTATGCAGCTGTTTAAAATGCTTTCTGCTACAACATTGAGAAAGTCAGATAGAAATATTTTAGATTCGCAGATGTTGGTGATCAGCGAGAGCCAAAGTGAAATAAGAGCTAAGAATAATGCTATAGCTGTATGTGAAAGTTATAAAACTTTGTCAGAGGATAATAGCCTTTCTTACAGGGCGGTTAAGTGTGTATATAATATAGAAGACTTCAAAATCAAAGGTGTATCCACTAACATTATTAGCACAGAAGAAGCTTCTAACTTAATTCAAATACCGGGCAGGACATTATTACAACAGCACTCTAATATTGAAAAAGTAGATGTGCTTGAATCTCCAATCCCTGAGGAAATAAGTAAAGGGTATATATACCTTGGAGATGCCACATTTAAGGGCAAAGAATACCCTTCTTACCTGCCGGACGAATACAACCTTGGGAATCTACCGTTGACGATTGTGGGCCCACCTGGGTGTGGGAAGACTACTTACATTGCCAACTATGTAAAGTATGCTAGGATGCGCAAAGAGGCTGTAATAGTTATTGATTTTATAAAAAATTGCGAACTGTCAGATGATATTGAGAAGGTAGTTTCAAAGGAAGATCTCATTATTATAGATTGCTCCAACGAAGAACAACTTCAAGGCCTCGGCTATAATGAGATAAAACACACCAATAAAAGTGATTTTGAAAGACTTAAAGCCGCAAACCTCATGGCTGAGCAGACGCTAGCTTTAGTTGATAGTATCAATAATGAAGGACTTCCACTCACTTCAAAAATGCGCAGATATTTATCTGCTGCATGCAATGTGGCATTTCTATTTGACATTAATATAAAATCTGCAATAATGTGCCTGCAGGACTATAGAAGGAGGCAAGAGTATATTAAAGCAATACCAGAGTCAATGAGGAGCCTGCTGGATGAAGAAATAGGAGCGCTAGAAGAGCTTAATGAATATACCTTGGAAAAGGATCCTAATACAAAGGAAGTTTTATCAGAATTAACCGGAACGAGAGATAGTAAGATTGATGGGATATTGGACCGTATTAATCTTATAAGGGAAAATATATATTTAAAGTACATGTACAGCAAGAGCTGTGGTAGTAATATTGACTTTGTTAGAGGCATGGAGCAAGGAAAGGTTATACTTATAAAGATGCCCGAAGATACTTTTGGCAGTAAGATGGTAAAAAACGTGTTAGTTACTTACTTCTGCAGTAAGATTATTTTAGCCACCAAGATAAGAGGATCTATGCATAATCAACCCACACGCTGCCATGAGATTATTGATGAACTATATCAAGCTCCGACTGCAGCAAGGCTCATTAAGGAAACAATTAACCAGGTGCGCAAGTTTGGAAATAAGTATGTATTCAGCTGCCATTACTTAAATCAGATTGGTACACTGAAGGAAGAACTCAAAAGTGGGAATAGTTCATATATGCTACTTCATGGAGCAGATAAGGCAATATATAAAGAACTTGAAGATGAATTGAAACCATATGAGGTTGAAGATTTACTGAATCTCAAAAGGTTTACTTCTCTTAACCTTATTAAGTATCAAAAGGGATATGCAAAATTCATAAGTAAATTACCAAAGCCTGTATAATAAAACACAAATAAATGTTAGTTTTATGTTAGTTACGGGTGAAATTTCGTAGGATTTCATAAGGTTTTTTAGTCAAAATGGATAAAATAAAAAATCCAGCTAATCACTCAGATTGCTGGATTTTACTATTCTTTTCATGGTCTGGGTAACAGGATTTGAACCTGCGACCTCTTGAACCCCATTCAAAACATCCTGCAAGCAAAGCCAATGCTTTGAACCCTGTTGTTAGTTGTTTGTTAGTTTTTATTTTTTTGTTAGTTGTCTATATTTTACCAATTGCTTTTTTCAGTTCATCAACATCAGTATGAGTATAAAGGTTAGCAGTTGTAGCATAATCTTCGTGTCCTATAATTTTCTGAATATAAAGAGTATCCACACCTGCTTTGGCCATCAAGCTTGCAAAAGTATGCCTGCATGCGTGTGGGCTTAGTTTTCGCACTCCAATTTTCTCAAGAGCGATATAATACTTCTTTCTCCTAAAATAGTCGACAGAGAGGCTCTTGCCTTCATCAGTGCATATAAGCCTCTCGCCATTTTTATCATACCACTTCTTTATAAGTGGGAATATCTTCGGATGAATAGGAATAACTCTATTTTTACCGGCATCAGTTTTTACGCCGCCAGTGATGAGCTGCTTATCCATATCAAGGCTAAACTTAGTAAGCTCTAAAAGCTCTGATATTCTCATACCGCTATAAATTAATATAAGCACTGTATCTAACCATTCTACTTCACCGACATTCTTTTCTATCTTCTGAATTTCTAAATCTGTAAATATTTCTTTTTCTTCTTTCTCAGATTTAGGAAGCCTTAAGAATTCTGCATAACTCTTATTTACAATATCATTTTCTAGAGCATAGCTATAAAGCATTGTAGCAACAGCTTTTATTTTTTCCAACGAGGATCTACTCATCTTGGATTTATAATAACCATCTATTACTGATTGTATATGAGAAGTGCGAAGTTCTTTGAATTTTGCGTTTTCAAATTTAGATAAATACTTCCAGGCAGCCTTATAGCCATCAACGGTTGACTTTGATATATATTCATATTTAGCAATTGACCATTCATCGTATAGCTCTTTGAGTGTTATATTTGATTTTGGTGACACTGGGTTTACTCGATGAAGGGTTAGCGCATCCAATGCCTCTGTTTTTTCTTTAAAATATCCTATAGTCTGAAACAATTGTTTTCCTTCTGCATCCCATCCAGTTGTTATTCTAGCTATCCAAGGTTTTCTTCTTTTGCCGGAGAGTTTATATACAGTTCCATGACCATTTGGCAATCTTATAATAAACATCTCCTTTTATTAAATTTCTTCAATATCATCACCAGCCTTCTGAAATAAGTTTACTTCAGAATCAGGCTTATTAGTGGAGGTATATCGTTCCATGTCCTGTATTCCGACTGGTTTGTTTTGGTAAATAATATCTCCATCAATCTTAAAAAATCCAAAATCATGCAACAATATATGTGCACCCCCTTAAAATTATACGAACATATGTTCGTATTTTGTTCTTTCATTGTATCACCATTGTTGAATAGTTACTAACCAAAATTTGGTTATATTTTCATACTAAGAGTATTCTATTTCAGTCAATCTCTTTCCCCGTCGGAGTTTCTACCATATTATAAGAATCGTACAAGCAATTATGACAAATTACGACAAGTCAAAACAAAAAAAAGAAAGCAATTAAGCTTTCTCAATTAAATATTTTCTATAAAGTATTATCTATTAGGCTATACCAACGGAATTGAGAAGGTTTAGCTTTGTTGTAAATCTGGTTAATATCACCGCTCATGTCAGGCTGATCATAATTAGTCCAGCTATAATAATAACGTGTTTGTAAATCAACCTTTAGGGTTGGGTATTTATACCATGAATCATAATAACCACCATAGAACTTTTTAGTTGGCATAGCAGCTATTACGGCTCTAGCTAATGACTCTTGGTGCCCTTTGAGTTGTTGTCTTAGTAAGTTTTTTTGTTCGTCAGTATATTTGATGTTCGACATAGCGCCACCAAAGAAATTGTAGTCATATTTGACTCGAATCCAATAATCAGAGGGCTCAAAAGATTTTGTATTTTCAGTTATTTCAAAGGTGAAATTTGTCTTTCCAATAACAGTTTCAAGAGTAGCGTAGTTATTATTTAAAAAGTTCTTCAAGTCATCATATGTTGTTAAAGGCGTTTGTGATTTGCTCGGGTTTAAAATAGTTGTATTAGAAGTATCTACAATTGGATTTATAGTCGTTGTTTGGTTTTGAGTTGGAGTATCGGGGTTATATGCCCTATACCAGACCCCGCCTTTTCCACTATAATCTCTTCCAAATGCTATTAAAGGATATTTATCAGTAGTTTTAACTGTAAATACTACCCATCCCTCGGACTCTCCACCTTCATATAATTTAGCATTTAATTCAGGACTTGGTACAACAACAGATTTTCTCTCATAATCCACACCTGTACTAGATACCAGTGTAAAATCATAATCGCTTACTTGAAATTGAAGATCTTTAACAGAAGACTTGTTAAGCTTTACCTTAATCTTAGCAAGAATATATTCATATCCATCTGGTGCAGGTTCATTATATTTATTTCTGTTATATATAGTTTCCCATGCGCTATTTCCTCTAATTATTTCTAATATTGTTATTGCGGACTCAAATACTGTTTTATCATATGTGCTTGTAGTTACAAAGATAGTCTCGTTAATATTAGCTGGATTTGATCTAGAACTGATTTTATCTATTGGCTTAGGAACTGGCGCAGGAGCAGGCTTAGGAACAGGAGCCATGGCCTTGTCTTTAATTGTTACAGCATATGTTTTTACATCCCATGTAAATTGTTTCCCTAATGCTTCTGAAACTGTCTTAATAGGAGCATAAGGAATATCGTTATAGACAATAATATCTGACTTTACAGCTTTTCCGTTTATCTGCATATTTATATTGTTCATTACTACTTTAAGTGTTTTTGTTACCGGAGCTGCAAAAACCATTGAAAACAATAGAACTGTTACGATGATTCCACATAAGAATCCCTTCATTTGTTGTTTAAACATTTATAAGTCCTCCCTAATATTTACTATTTATAAACATATTACCTTATATAGGCATAAAAAAATATCCCTCTCGGAATATATTTTTATATTAATCTTTCTTAAATTTACTAAAATCCATACCCATCTTCTTAAAGTTTTCTAACACCTCTAATACTTCTTCATGGGTTAATCCATCGGGATATTTATCTTTATCTAAAGAATATTCAATTTCATGCCCATCTACATTATCCTTATGGATAACAAATGTGCGTTGATCCACTCTTCCAAGTAGGTAGTCTAGCGAGACATTAAAATAATTTGATAGCATTTTCAACGTCTCTATATCTGGCTCTCTTTTACCAGATTCATATCCATTATATGTTGTATAAGGCATACCTATCTTATGCGAAAACTCTTTTTGATTTAAATCTGTTTCTACTCTTAAATCTCTTAATCTGTCGTGAAATTTCATAGTATATACCTCCAACATTGATATTTATATTATATATTCATATTGCGAATTATGAAACATATTACTCAAAACTCGTATATTTTTTTAGATTTATAGCAAAATACTATTGACAGTACTCAAAATGAGTATTATATTATTAATTAAGCGATACGCAATTTGAGTACGAGAGGTGGTGATGAAATGCCAAAACATAATAACTTAAAAGCCCTCATGGTAAAGTTCGGAATCAAAAACCCTGATTTAGCTAAAAAATTGAATATTTCTCCATCTACATTAAGCCGGAAAATAAATGGGGAGTACGACTTTACAATGACAGAGATAGAAATTATCAAAGACATTTTTAAGCAGACCTACGAGGAAATTTTTTTTAACACCGAAATACTCAAAATGAGTACGGAATCATCCGCTTAATAATAGTATCCCACTTGAGATAACTAATTTACTGGAATTTAAAGGAGGACCCGAACATGAAGCTTAGGCTGAAGGAAGTTCGGGAGATAAGAGGTTGGAGTCAAGGGAAGTTGGCAATTTACTCAGGAGTGGCCAGACATCATATATCAGAGTTAGAGAGCGGCTATTATATGCCAAAGGCAGATACAATTTGCAAACTCTGTAGAGCTCTTGGATGCACGCCTAATGATTTGATTGATTGTGAATGCGAGGACAGAGAACCATAGTAACCATGTATAGGGGGTTTTACTAGAAAGGTGATCTGATGAATTATTTAACTGAAATAAATGCCCTGTATGATTGGCTCGAAACAAACACTATGTCTGAACATGCAATTGGTCTCTGGTATGCGCTAATGCATATCAACAATAAGGCAGGTTGGCAACGAGAGTTTGCTGTAGCTATATCAGTTCTTGAACTAAAAACGGGGATGAGTAAAAAGACAATTGAGAGAGCTCGTAATGAACTGGCTCAAAAGGGAAGGATAACTTGGAATTCTCGTTCTGGTAATCAAAGCGCTGTATACCGTCTTGTGAGTCTAATAGACGCACAAACTGTCTCTCAAAGTGTCTCACAAGTTGGGGTGCAAATTGTCTCGCAACATGTCGCTATTAATAAACTAAATAAAACTAAACCAAATAATAATGCAGCTGCAAAACCAAGCTTTAATAATTTCGCAAATAGGCAATATGATGCAGCAAAGATTGAGGAGATATTGCTTGAAAGAAGTAGGTTTGATTTTCAGCTTGATGGAGAAGGGAGTTTGTATGAGTAAGAGTTTGTCAGTCATAAGAGCAGCTGAAATCATGGGCAAGTCGCAACAATTCATCCGAATTGGACTACAAAGAGGATTATTACCATTTGGAACAGCTGTAAAGTTAAGCAGTAAATGGACTTACTACATATCTCCTAAGCAGTTTAGCGAATATGTAGGTGTCAGCGAAAATGAAATATAGAAATTTAAAGGGGGAAAACAAATGAAGAGTACCGGCATAGTTAGAAAGGTTGATGAGCTCGGAAGGGTAGTAATACCAATAGAGCTCAGAAGAACCCTGAACATTGAGATAAAGGATGGCATGGAAATTTTTGTAGATGGTGCAAACATTATCCTCAGAAAATACGAACCAGCCTGTGTGTTTTGTGGACAAGCAGATAAAGTAACAGCTCATAAAGGTAAGAATATCTGCAAGATATGTAGAGCAGAGTTAAGGAAGTAAGGGGATGAGGTAAATGCACACTACCCAAGATTCTAGTAAGGATCAAAGAACTAAACCTACAATGTATGGATTAGAGCCTGGAGAGAAAATTGAAGTTACTCAATGGAATAGGGGCAAATCTAAATCTTATGTTTGCACAGTGATCCAGGAACAAAAGAACTTTATTACTGTAGACCGAGGAAATTATAAAGACACGGTGGACAAGCTATTGGTTTTACAAAATGAGATGGAAATAGAAAGGGTTGAAGATATGAAGAAAATTGAAGTACCTACAAAAGAAAAGCTTTTAGAAATGACTCAAAACTACCCTACTAAGGCGAAAGCAGCCAATGGTATTGCAAAGAGTCTTAAAGTTTCTCCTGCTACAGTATATGGTTGGTTTAAGAATTACTCAATTGATAGTTGGACAGGCATTGAAGAAGCTCCTAGGCCAGTCAACTTAACAATCGAAAAGACTGTTGATACTGCTATTGAAAGTGAAATCATTACAAAGGTACCTGAGAACACTATAGTTATTGAAAAAAGTGTACAAGCCATAAAGCTTATTGTTAAAACATTACAATTTGATCATCTTCTGATTGACATTGATAGGAAGATTAAAAATGTAAGTTTTATCGATGAAGACCAAGGTCAAAAAATCAATATAGGATTTGGTCAGTTAGGGGCTTTTGCCGAATTAGCAATTGGCGTTAAAGAATTAATAGAAAAAGATAAATAAATAGCGAGGTGAAAGCACATGAGGAAATTCAGGTTTAAAAATAGGACAAGCATTTCATACATATTAGCTTTCGTTTTGGGTCTTTTGATTTTACCTATAGCTGTTAAAGTGGCATTCGTGGAGCGAGGATATCACGCAGCGGGAGGAGAACTACTGTTACCCATATTATTCGCTTTATTAGTAGCCTTAAAATCAGAAATCAAAGAGGTGGTTGATGAAGTAAAGGGGGCGTGGATGTGAAGCACGGGAAGCGGCCAAGAGTTAAACAGAAAATATTTATTGAGAACCATGGCTTAGAACCTGATAATTGGTTGGTTGTTAAGGACACACCATTAGTCATGGAAGTTGTGAATCGGAAGACTAGTAGAAGAAAGATATTAGATAAAAAGTAAGGAGGTGGTAAATTGTATATTTGCAAAAAATGCGGTGCATATCTTGATCCAGGCGAAAAGTGCGATTGTGACGAGGGAGCTGAGATTGTTGAACAAGACACACCTTCCATTGATAGCAAAACTCAATCAGAACCTAATAATTAAGAGAAATAAAAAGCACCTTGTATCTACCAAATACAAGGTGCTTACCACTAAAGACTTTGGATAAAACTGCCATAAACTCTAATAAAAGTATAGCAGTTTTACGGCATAAAGTCAATCAAAATGCGCTGTATTCAGGCGTATTGCGAGCTTGTAATGGGTATTAACTTATCAACGTAACAATACCCTCAACCCTTAATTATAAAAAAGAAAGGGGGAA